CGAACGGTCAGCAAAGCTGGAATGGCTTGCGTGACGTCTAAAGTGCCAATGACATCTGCCCGCACATCGCCGATGTCAACGTGAATGACAGGAGGGTGACGCAGCAGGTAGAAGAAGGCGCCTAAACCAGCGGCCAGCAACAACATAATCAATGTTACAGCAATTGTCAAGGGGGTCATTTAGTCCCAAGCTCCCAAATCTTGGAAGTAGTTCTGCTCAGGCCGCTTAGCGTCATCGACGATTTTGTCAAACGTTGTGTCAAACTGACTCGGGTCGCGCTTAGTCGTAGTTGGCATCGTCGATTGCGTCGCCGGCTGTTCATAAACCGCCATTACTCCATAGCGTAGAGTGTCAGCGGCGTGATCTTCCTGCCGCGGCCGGATGTCATTCGGGTCTTTGCCCGGCCCTGAATTGCGCTGAAGCTTAGGCAACGTTCGAACGAGGTTTGGAGCACCGTGGCCAAACGCGTCCATTGGCCAGACGCGCAAAGCGGCTTTGCCCTGCAAGTCGATGATTTTAGACCAGCCGGCAAGACGATCAGTATTTGCCTTCTCGACGGTTACGCCCTTCATCGTGAGCATAGAGGCAATGCTTTGATTGTCTCCACTCGCGCTTGGCTTGCGATTCATCATTTCAGGCGAGCCAATTGAATACATTACGCCTCGCAGCTTCAACTGTTCTTCGCGCTGTTTAATATAGTGTGCAATGCCTTCAAGCGTTGTTTCACGCACATACAATTCAGAGACTACGTCGACAACACCAGCGCGGGCGTAGTACAAAAGCCACAAGACGCAGGTATAATCGTCGATGCCATAGTCGATTGCTCGAATGACGACGTAGTCAGAGTCGAGCATCGTCGGTTTGTCGAGCACGATCAATGGCTTTTTAAACATGGCGCCAACAAGTTGGTCCCAACGTCCATGAATGTACGCAGCGACGTCTTCAGGCGGCATTCCGCTGACCATGCCGGCGACATACTCCTCGCGGTTCGGCATAGCAGTATTGTCCCAAACTGTCGACGGAATGAATTGCCGCGTAATCGTCACATTGGCGTGTCCCTCGCCAATGTCAACGATTTCGTCATAGACCTTATACGCTTCGCGCAACGTGCCTTGCTGCTCGACGCCGATGAAACGATTTAAGACCCAATCGTGCCCAATGTCGCCGGGGTTCGTGCCTGAGCGAATTTGAAGCGGAAGATCAATCGACTTGGTTCGATTACGTGTGAACATGAACGCGTACATTGGCTCTGAGAACGACGTGACTTCGTCGAAGCAGACCAAGTTGTACTCAAACGATTTAAACGAGAAAATGTCTTTCTCGTGCTCGGCGTAACCCATTTGAACAATGGCGCCGCTTGGGAATCGCCAACGTGACTCAGCTTCTCGCCACTGCGCGCCCGGCACGGCAAGAGGATACAATTGCAAGCTGCGGTCGATCATTTCTTGCAGATTTGGCCGTGTACGCCGCAGCATCAATGCGCGATGCTTCGGATGCTCAACGTAACGTAGAGCACAGGCCAGCAAAGCGTCGGTTTTACCGCCTCCTACTGCGCCGCCGTACAAGACTTCACGCGCCTCTGACATTAGGAAAGCCGTTTGAGGTCCGTCATTAGGCTTCCATAGAATGTCATTGCTCATGCAGTTTATGCGCCTCAATGCACTGCTTGCAGATATGTGCCGATTCGCCGAATCCTAGAGTAGGCAAGATAATGATACCTACAGGCCCTCGCTTGTCCTCTTGCGACTTGCTGACTTTTCCATACGCACGATCAAGAATGTGCTTAATAATCGACGTTTGAGCGGCCGTCGCTTTAGTGACTCCAGAGGCAATGGCCTTAACTGTGTCTTGAAGCGAGTCGGCAAGTTCTTTCCAATCGCCGGTCGCTTCGGCGATTTTAAGCTTTTCTTGCAAGTCGGCGAATTTTGCCGGCGTAAGTGGCGGCTGTCCTTTGCGCTTAATGTCGTAGCAGCGCCGGCACAAACCATCAGGATATGGCCCTGAAGCCCGCTTGCCGCACGCCGGGCATAGAATTGCATCAGCCGGGGTTGTTGGCATTCTGCGCCTTCATGGTTTCAAACAAGTAGCCCATTGCATTGAACATAATTGCGCAAAGTGCGTCTTCGAGGAATTTTAAGCGCTCTGGAGTAAGTGGCAATTCAGGCTGCGTTCGATGAATCTCCCACAAATCCATCGCATGCCGCAGCATTGACTTCATGTATGAAGTCAGCGGCACGCCTTTTTGCCAATTGTCGCTCGACCGCATTGTTTGGCCGGGGGGAATATTGGCCAAGCGCTTCTCATGCATATACTCGGCAAAGCGCCGAAGAACGAGCGGTGACATGAAGCCTTCATAATCCAGCTTCGTCACATCGTTGCCACGAGTCGCGCCTGTCGAGAACAACCGAGTGTCTACAGAAACGTCGACCATTCAATCGCCTCCAATGATCTTGAATTGCTGCTCAAGCTCAACCGCCCACGTTGTCAAGTGCATATGCCGCAGTGTATGCGCCAATGTGACCATGCGCATACGCTCAGCCTCTTGAATCGACTGTCCATTCAAGATCGCGTCAACGTACACTACTGACGTCTGCAGGACGATCTTTCGAAGCTCGTCGAGGGTTAGCCGTGGCGACATTTTTAACCTCAGTGTTCTTAATCTCGAAGTAATCAGCGACGACTTCGAATCCCGCTCCGACGTATTTATGCACCCAACGCGGGCCGACTAGAAGAATGTGAATCCAGCCATTCTCCATATAGTAGTCCTTGGCCTCGTATTCTTCAGAGACAGTGCCGGTTGGCCCGATTTTGATGTTATACACTGCTCAATCCTCGCAAGTATTGCACTGCTTTCCACGGCGAATCAAACACGTCGAGGTCTCGCTCAAGAGCGCCAAAGACCAATGTGGGCACGCCCATAATCCCTTGCGTCCACCAGCGTGTCGAGTAGGGGTCAGGGCCGGTCTTGAATGTGCCATTTTGTACAAACAACGTCTTGCCGCCAATGTTGTAGCCAAGCTCGCGCAGGTTGTCGTAACGATACGCGACGTGATACGCCGGCTTGTGCAAATGCCCTGAGATCGTAACATCGGCAGGAATCACCATGTCGTACATCTTCCGCTGCGGGTACGTCTCGTTCAACTGAGATTGCCACTTCTCGCCGTGATTGACGTGGAGCAAATAGTCTTGCTGACCAACCTTTAGACGCACCAAGCCTCGGCCGGCGAAGTATGGAACCTTGCGATCAAGTAGACGCTTCACAACGTTTAGACCAACGCGATCTTCAAACCATTTGGCGTCATGATCGCCCCACGTCCAATACAAGAGCTTGCCAGCGGCGGTTAACTCGTCAACCAAAGAGTCCATGGCATGAAGCTGAGCGCCGATTGAGCCAGCCATTTGATCTGAAGACGCGGCGCCTTTAACGCCGGGAATAAAGCCTTCAATTGAGTCTCCTGCAATGCCGACGTAGAGATTCGGAGTCTCAAGGATGAAATCCAGCGTTTTGCGAATGGACTTATGGTTAGTAAAACCGCCGCCCATGTGCAAGTCTGACGCTGAAGCAATGGCAATTGGAATCTCAGTCTGAATGTCAATCGTCAGCTTTGAAACGATGTTGTCAGCGCGTTTGTGCAATTCCAACATTGCGTCAAACGCGTCCAGCCACTCGCGCCAATTCGGCGTTTCTGGCACCTTCCAATCAGGATACTCAGGAGGTACGTGATCGACACGCGCAGCGGCACGAGCAAAGCGTTTCCGTGCTGCCTCGCCACTAGAGAGACTAGTCAAACCGGCGATTTCATCCCAAGACTTGCCAGATGCGCGCCACAGTTTTACGTCTTCAAGATCGAACGTCATCGTCCAAGACTCCGTGTAAATCCTTTGTCGTCGCCCAAGTCGTGAATCGCCATGGGTGGAAGCGGTGGGAATCGGCCAGCGCGCAGCATTTGAATGCCGTCCTTGCCGATGCGGTCTACATACTGCGCTGTGTCAAGAATGGCTGCCGTGTCAGTCGACCCGCGGAACCAAGAGGCAATACGTGTCATGTCCGTGTCTGCATTGATCTTCGGCGTGTGATGCACAAGAACAATGCTCAGTCCGTCTCGGTTACTCCACTTACGGACATCGTTATAAATAGCTGACATCGCGGTTGAATCGTTTTCATCCGCAGCATGAAGACGCCGAAGGGGGTCGGCAACAAGCATATTGAAGTCTTCGTCAAGCATTTTCTCCCGAAGCCAGTCGCGTTGTGCACGAAGATCAAGGCGCATAGCTGCCGCCTCAATGAAGTGAATGTTGAACAAGTTAGAAGCGACGCCTTGAAGCTCAGCGTATTTGGTGATTCGCGAGTTAACAGTCGCAACTGTTTCTTCGCCGCAGAGGTACAAAATCTTTGGCGGCTCAGCGACGACTGACTTAAGGCCCAAAACCTCGCCCTTACTCATACCGACGAGAAGCCAGCCAATTAAACGACTTTTGCCCGACTTCTCAGCACCGGCGACGGCGTTGATTTTAGACTCCTGCCACAAACCGTCGATCAGCCAATTCACGCGTTGCACTTTCATCAATGGGTCATA